ACAAAAAAAGCGCAAAAGTGTTTTATATAAAAAAAGGGTACTCGTTAGAATACCCCTAATTTAAGAAAAATGTATAAAAATTAAGTTCCTACTACAACAACAGTATTAGTAGTATCTCCAATAATTGTAGAATCTACAAAAAATGCTGGTGCTTTTTCAGTTCCAGTAAAAGTTATGTTATAGCCATTTAAATCTCCCATAGCTGCTCCAGTAGCTGTGTTAACAGCACATTCACACCCATTTTCAATTCCAGCTAAAAAGTAATTCCCATTATAATCTTGTACGATTATTTGAGGTCTACCATAACTTAATAATTTTAATTCTTTACGAGTTGCAAGGTCTTGTTTCTTTAAAACTATAGTTCCAGTTTGTGTCCAGAATGAAGTTCCATTTTCCCTTGAGTTCTCGTTTGTTTGTTCGAAAGAGTTAGCTCCTTTTAAGTCGTATTTGTAAAAAGTTAAAGGAGATGCAAAAGCAGTTATTTCATCGTCAGTTCCAAAAGTAGCAGTTCCTAATAAACCACTTGTATAATTTGAGATGTAGATTGCTATTATCCCTCCAACCGAGTCTTTACAGGGCTCTAATCTTCCAGCAGTAATATCACAAGACATATGTTCGAGTTTTTAAAGTTAATAATATAAAGGGAGGTTTTACCCTCCCCTTATTTAGTTTAATTATCCAGCGTAGTAAACTACATCAGCACCTACTCCTATTGCAGCAGCAGCAGTAAATCTCATTACCATTCTTACGTTTTGACTTCCATCAATTGGAGTCATATCAATCACTCTTACCTCATTATAATCGTTTAGTAATCCAGTGGCAAAGAAAAGGTTGCTTGATTGAGCAGCTATCATTGTGTCATCTGACATTCCTCTACCTACAAAGATTGGAATTCCTCCGAAAGATAAACTTCCGTTGTTATACCATTGCGTTCCTTTGCTATCAGAACCAGCAGCTCCAATAGTAGCAGTAAATCCACCTAAAGCTCTAATGTATAATTTTGCAGCTTTGTTAGAAACGTATAATTTTAAATCTTCTTTTCCATATAATGAATTTGGAATTAAATCTACTACTTCTTGCATTTTATCAATAATGTTTACAGAAGTTAAAGCAACTGCACCAGCTACATCAATTACTGTTGCATCAGCAGCAGCAAGAGTTTCTAATCCGTTGTATTCTCCAGCTTGTGCACCACCTAAATTTCCAGTCCAGATATTAGTTTCGTTTGCAGCAGCTACTTTAGATGCTACGTGTCCTACTAAATAATCAGCGAATGATGTAGGTAATCCGTTTGGATTGAATGCAGAATATCCCATTTGGATAGATTCCCAAGTGTTGATGAAATCAGACTTACATAATTGTAAGTTTACTTGGAATTCTTCTGGTTGGATAACTACTTCAGTTAAATTCACATTTGAACTTGCAGAAAAATCACAAGTACCATCAGCGATTAAGCTTCCAGTTTCAATTCTTTGAATAACTGATTTGTACTTTACGTTTGGCATAACTTCTACACCACCGTCTTCAATTGTACTTGCGCTTAGTAAAGCCGCAGAAATGTACTTGCCCGCGAACTCACCGGCATACGTGCTAGTGATATTTACAGTTGTTGCTAGGTCTATTTTATTTGACATAATTTTGGTTTTTAATTTTTAGTTTTTAAATAATTTAGCAAATACTCTATCTTGAGTACTCATTGGTTTGTTTTGAGCGTAAAGGTTCATTTCAATTTCTCCTTTAGACTCTGGGTTGTGTTTGATTGGTTTAGCAGATAATTCTACTTCTTCAGAACTATAATCATCTTTTTCGCTTAAACGTGATTTTAAATCAGCGATAGCATCTTCAAGATTTTTAATTCTCATTTCCATACCTTTCCAGTCTTGTACGTCAGCTTCTTCCGCAGCTTCAACTTCTTCCACAACTGGTGCTTCTACAACTTCTTCTACTACTTCTTCAACTGCTTCTTTAACTTCAGAGATAATACCATCTTCTTCAACAACAACTGTAAAGCCATCATCTAAAAGGTACTCTCCCTTTGGTACTGCAATTCTTTCATCTTCATCTGTTATGATAAAGATTTCTTTACCAGCTTCAAATGAATCAGCTTCAAAGCGAGTTCCGTTTTCCAACTTTCTCTCTTCTAACTGAACTTCTAAACCTAGTAATGTCTTAACTTTGTTAAGGGTTTCTTTAGAGTTCATATTTATTTATTTTAAGTATTTACTTTTTTATAAAACAAGATTGTATTATTCTTGTTGTAATTTGTCTTGGTTTTCTGACATTATAAAACCAGAATTGTTTTCTAGTCTCATAAAATCTTCAAAATTCTGTCCTGTTGTATTGCCTATTCCTTGATTTTGTAAATCTCCATTGCAACATTTAGAGTTGTATGTTCCATCCTTACATAAACATCCTCGTCTACCACCTCTTGGAGAAGTTCTACTTTTTGTTGGTATTTGATTCCTTGAGTACATCTATTATATCGTTTAGTAGTTTATCATCTTCGCTTAATTGATCTTGTTGCTTATCTTGTGGTCTATTTAGTTTATCTGCAAAGTAGCCTTCAATAGAAAAGCCTTTTACTTTACCTTCTTTAACATAATTATTCCAAATATCATCGTTATCAACTTTCATTGCAACCATCCAAGTACCTAAAGGCATATCTAAACCATACTTTCTACTTTTATCGTGTACCTCATCTTCTACTAACCAAGATTCAACTATAGTCATACCAGAAAGTTTTTCTTCAGTGTGTTCTAATGTTGCTTGTCCTTGATTACCTCGCTTTAAAAACATTTGAGATGCTTTTGCTACTGTTTCTTTAGAGAAGTAGATGTAAAACTCATTTTCTCCATTCTTACGATAAATTGGACGTTCTGGAATAAGTGCAGCACCAATAAGCAATCTTTTTTCTTTACTTATTTCTGCAAGTCTTATTTGCTCTTGGTTTTTAAGTGCTATAAAATCTTCTTCTATTGCTGGAGACTCAACTACTGATATAGCTTCTATTCCAGATAGTTCTTCATTATCATCTATTATTAATTCTATTATTTCCATAGTTCTTTTTTTATAAACAATAAATTTTGATTTTTGTTATATTATCCTCCTAATGTAGCTCCAGATATTATTCCGTTTTCTAAACTTTGTGCAGTTGTTACGTCTTGACTTACAACAAACGCTTGTATTGGTTGTTGTTGTTGTTCTCCTAATGCTGTTGCTATTTGGCTTGCTCCTCCTTGACCTACAATATTAAATGCTGGAGTTTGCGCTGGAGCAGTAGCACCACGAGAAGGATTAGAAGCTGATGATGTTGCATTTTTAGGTGTTGTCTTTAAAATGTCTTTCACAGATTTAAAACCAATAGCTGCTGTAGTAGCAATATTTGCCAATTTGATAGCAAACTCAAAAGGTGTTACTGTTTTAGTTGCAAGTTCAGCAGTTATACCTTGATAAGTATTTATTAATGCAGCAGCAGCAGCAGCAGCCTTACCAGCTTTTGTGCCTTCTCCAATAGCAGCAGAAATATTACCAAGAGTATTTTTGGTCATATTTAATTTTGCTTCTTCTGTTAATACATAATTTTCATAGTCATCTTCTGTAAATTGTTTTTTAATTGCAAAAGAATCAGCTGTTAATGCATTTGATTGAAGTATTGTATTATCTACAGCTACAATTCCTTCTGTTGTTAATTCATTTACTCCTGTTAAAGTTTCTCTAGTTCTATTAGCAGTTTCATTAGTGAAAGTTTGTATCTCTACATCTAATTCAGAAACTTTTAGTCTTAATGCATTTATTTCATCTAATTTTTCTTGGAAGTTTGTTTCATCTTGACTTGCTAACGAAAGTAATTGAAATGTGCTTTGATTAACCCCAAATATTTCTACAGCTTTTAGAGCAAGTTTATCCATAATAGATAACTCTTCTTCCTTTGATTTTTCTATTTTTAATTGAGTTTCTAAAGTATTTAATAAAGCTAAAGTTTCTTGTTTTTCTAATAATAAGCTCTGTTCAATTTTTTTATTAATTGCATCTATAGAATCTCCTCTTAAGTCTGCAAGTTCTTTTTGTTTTTGAAGTATTGTTAGCTCTGTTCTTACATCTTTTAGTAATTGATTTTGTTTATCTATATACTCTTGAAGTTTTTTAGAAGCACCAGATATAAAATCTTTTATTTCGTCCCAATAAGATACAACTACTCCTAAAGCAACAACAAAAGCTCCTACACCTGTAGCTATTAATGCTGTTCGCATTCCCTTTAAACTAAAATTAAATAGTTTAGTAGCTTCGTAACTATCTCTCACTCTTGATGCAAGACCTCCAGTTAATTGGTCTAATATAGCAATAGCACCACCATTTTTTGTAACATCTTCAAAACCAACAGCAGCTTTTTCTGTTTCATTTGTAACATCTTTGGTTGATTGTGCTAAATCTTCAACGCTATTTGTTAATTTTTCAATTTCCTTATTGGCTGCAAGTGCGTTAGTTTGCACATCAATAACAACTATTTCTGCCATTTTCTATTTCTTTTTATTTGTTTATATCCTTCTTTAAATGATAAAGGTATTTTGTTTTTGCCTTTTGCTATTTCTATAGTTTCACTAACTCCGTAAAACTTATCTATGTTTAACAATTTTAACACTATCATATCGTTATTAGTTCTATTTGACTTTTGTTGTTAGTTAAATTTATATTTAAACTATTTATTCTAAACTGCTTTCCATTAATTACAAATATGTCTGCAAGTGTATAATTAAGAATAATACTTAATGGCAAGTAAGCAGTGTATTTAGTTATTCTTGAACTTTCTAAAAACAAGTTTTCTATATAACTACTATAGTAATTATTATATAGAGTTCCTGTATAATTAGGAAGACCTGTATATTCATTAATCATCAAACCAAAATTTATATTAGCAGTACTTGTAGAAGCTGCCAAAGCAACACTATTAGAAGGTATAATATAAGATGTAACTTGACTATGACTTATCGGAGTATCTCTAAATGATATAGAAGTTGTTGCTCCTCCTGTTTTTAAAATAGGATAAAATAATATAGGCTTACCAATATAAGATTGTTGATTGTCGTTTACACAAAAACCCCACTGAATAGTAGTTTGTGTTGCGCCTGTAGAATCTTCTATATCTAAAAGTCTTTCAAATTGCATATGTTCAAAAGGTGCTACTACTGAATATATTCCTCCATCTAAACCACCTTCTGCTTCGTAACTTTCAGCCCCCCATTTAGCTACGTTTAGTTGTTCCCATTGTGCAGCTAAAAAAGTCTTTAATCCTTCATAGGTAAAATTCATTTTTCTATAAGGTAAAGCTACGTCTACTGCGCTTGTTTCTACATCTATATATTTACTTATGTCATACGTAGTAGAGGTTGCATAAAAGTCATCTAATGTATTAACGTAAATACTTCCATCTTCTTTTGTATAAGCAACAAGATTAAACATTTTAAACAATCCTGTTAGAAAGTCTATTATTTTAATATCTGGCGTTTGTTGTGTTATAATAAATTCAAAATTAGTATCACATAAAAAAGAACCAGTTGGAAACGTAAGAGTTACTGGTGTTTCGTTTGGTTCATTATTAGTTAAAGTCCAAGTAATATTACTAAAAGTAATTGCACTTGTTACTGTTATTATAACAGTCCATTCTC